TGGTGAAGACAGTTCGCAAGCACTGGTTGATAATTGGGCAGGCCATATATCGCAAATGGATAATTTTGGAAATGGACAAACATTAAATGATATGGGCTCAGAGAATAGATGGCAGGACCCAGGTGCTAATCCATATACTTCTACTTCTCCTACAGTTATTCAAGACAATTCTAATACAACATCAGTGGACCAATATTATAGTTCAAATGTAGATACTAGAGATAAATATTCAGAATACTCTCTTCAAGATTAATCTAACTTATCGTAATACTTCCTTTTTCTAGGAATAACTTTTGTTTTATCTTTATGCATCTGAGTAGATGCGTGTGATGGTGTTTCTTTTCTAGACTTTATTTTAGGACGAGGTTTACCAAAGATTTTCTCCCAAGCTTCTTCATACTTATTTGTGTTCTCAGGTCGTCTTTGACTTCCTTTACCACCAATCCATTTACCAGTCATTTTATCTTCTTCTATATGAGTTAGATTCTTTTCTTTTGGCATCTAGTTTTCTTTTGCGTTTAATAGCCTGGTTCTTTTGGTTTTTTAAATCGTTTGGTTTTGTATAATACTTCCTATCTCTACACTCTTGAATTATACCTTTTCTATCACACGCCTTTTTAAATCTGCGTAGCATTCTATCGAAAGGTTCGACATGTTTTGATTTTGGATGTATTCTTGGTTTAACACTTGTCATAATAAATCTTAAAAATGTATAGTAGCCCCAGCTTTTATAGCAACCCGCTCTATACCGACAATTCCGCTTTTAAGCAATCGTCTTACCCCTACTTCGATACCCCCATATCCACGGCCGAAGTTTGTAGTTGCAATCAAAGGACACATTATATAAACAACTACACCCTATAGAAGTCTAGCTGTCAGCAGCCAACTTCTTAAAGTAATCCATCGCATTATCTTCATCTGAATCACCGACCGATGTAGATTCCGCTGATGCGATTACAGGTTCTTCTGCTACTGTTTCAGTATTAACGCCAGACCATGGCACTTCGTCAAGGTCTTCTGCAACTGATTCAGCAGTAGAGTTTGCAACTCCGCCAGATAATCCAAGAACTCTATCGAGTTTTGTTTTCAGTTCATCATAAGATTTAAACTGTTCTGGTGAAATAATATCCGTTAATGAATGAGTTGAATTATTTATAGTATTCAACTGATTTTCATCATCAAAAAGTGGTGCTACTGCATCAAATTCTGATTTGTCATAGTTCCAGTAACCATCAACTTTTCTGATTTTGATTTTGAAGTTTGCACCTTCAGCTCTTAAATCAAATGGATTGATAGCACTCTCATCTTCAAATGCAGGAGAGATTGCCTCTTTAAGCATTTCAAAGATTTTTTTACCATAACGATACATGAAAACTTTGCCTTCATTATCTGGATTCTTAGGGTCTGAAACAACATAGATGTTAGACACATAATGAAGTCTTCGCTTCTGTTTACGAGCCTGTTCTCTGTTTGCTTCGATGTTAGTGTTCCATAACGAAGTGTTATAATCACTAACAGGGTCTTTCTTACCAATGGTAGTCAAAGACTTTTCAATATACCATCCACCTGGACCTTGGAAACCATGGTCGAAGTAAGATACCCATGGCATCTCTTCATCTGTTGGTGTTGGTAAGAAACGAACTACTGCGTAACCGTTACCTGATTTATCAAGTTCTGGTTTCCAGTATTTATCGTCATCGTAGGTTTTTTTCTCCCCTTGAGCTGGAGAGGCAGACTCCATGGCCTGTCTAAGCTTATCTAAAGATGTTGACATTGTATTACTCCTTATATTCGTATTGCATCGTATCGCATCTTATTATTATAACTCGGACTCAAAGCACGCTGTGCCAAGAATCCACTTATCATCGATATTAAATCGACTCACTATACTAGTATAATCGATAACATCGAATCCGTCAATGGGGTTTTTAAAAAATAACTCCACATCTGGATACTCCTTATTTATGTGTTCCAACAACGCAACAAATTGTGCTTGTTGCGGTCTTCCCACACCTGAGTTCTCTTCTGTATAGACTGTATTGTATGTATAACAATCATCTGGTCCATATATGTTTTGTAAATCTCCGAACTGTAATGAATCATATCCTGCTAAACATATCTTTTTATGTCCATGATGAACAGCATATCCTAATGCATATATGCCAGCAAAAGTGTTCTTGAGCAATTCATTTGTATATATAACTATGTTGCTTACATGGGAATAGGAATATCCAATCATATAACTTCTTTGTCCTTCACCCCTATAATTCTCTCCTTGAACTACAAACCTGTCATCGTCTGGCAGTCGATTCTCAATTACTTCTCCTGGTAATCCATGTTTCATCATACCCCACATGTCCATAGGTATCTCATTCCATTCGCCCACGCAAACTTTATGTTTCTTATACCACTGGTCTGTTATCATCTCATTCTGAGGTGCTACATCTTGAACAAACAATAAGTCTGGTGTATGGTCTCTGTAAACCATATTCATTCCCCACCAGTTTTCAAGTGTATCTAAATCTAGATTCTTTCTACTTGGTCCGTTTCCTACTAGATAGAGCATAGTTCAATTAATTTTGATTTATACGCTTCACGGTCAAAATGTATAAATGTTTTATATTTGTTTATTCTTGTCCATACATCTGGATAGACAATCGTTTCTTCAATCATTAAGTTCCATGCCTCACTATAGTTTGTAATTGTATCTAATATACACATAGTTTCAATAGATATTTTTTTACCCAAAAACTGTTTCAATAGATATGGGTGTTGACCATTGTGAACTCTAAGAACTTCTTGTATACCTTTCTTTTCAAGTAATACAGATACTTCTTGTTCAAACATATGTGATAGTTTTTGTTTTTTCTTTTTCCATTCCATAAACACTTTCTTTGCCTCATTCTCTAGTAAGTCGCCAACCCACATATCTTTTTGTGATAGATTGGCAACATAAAAATCTTGTAGTTCATCTTTATATAATCTCGAAAGTTTACCGAAATGATACTTATCTTTTCTTTTTATAAATGAGTTTAAGTCTGCTTTGACTTTGCCATTGTATTGCACAAAGTCATAATCTTTAGAATTAAAATGCAACTTAACTGCTAGATATAATTTATAACTATCGAATCCCTCTCGACTTGACATTACTTATCTACTATTAAATTCTTTGACGGTAATTCTATTCCCGATAGATGTGTTCTATACGCCTCTGCAACTTGGTCGTTAGTCTTTGTTGTAAAAACATAACTTTGAATCTGCATTGAGGTTGGGTTCTTTTCTCCGGTTACTGCTACACCTTGTGCGAAACCCATTTGACCTTCTGGTCCTTGAACTATCATTCTCGGGTCTTCAAGACATATCATATCTCCTGATTCAAGTTCTAACTTGCCAATGTATTCACCACTTACCGTGATTACTGATACTATATCACCTTTCTTCATAATTTCTCCTACTTCTTCGAAATAAAACTTTCTAGTGAACCACGACTTGCTTTTTCCCTATTAATAAGTTTAAGTTGTTCTGCTTCAGCAGTCAACTTTTCTTTTAAAGGAACTGAAAGTAATCGTTTTGCACCCTCTGGTTCTACTCCATTTATTTCACATACTTTGAGTATTGCACTCATGATGTCCGTTCTATTGCCTACAAGTAGTCGTTCTACTTGTTCCGTAAATTCTTTTCTACTAATCATTATTAAATTTTCCTTCCCTAAACCACAGATTGAAAGCATACTTCTCTCCTTCTATAACAGGTAAACCTGCATGTTGAGACCATTCATCTCTTTCCATAGTTTCTGGATTTACATTATACCACACTACGATTGTTCCCATTCTAGGTTGAACATTAACTCCATAATGACAAAATCCTGTTTCGCCACCTTTGGGAACATTTCGTAAATATCCTAAAGCGGTCACCACTCGTTGACCACCTGTTTTCACATAGTCTTCATTATAGTCTTTATCGTTCTTATCAAAACTATCATGATGATATTCATATTGTTGGCCTTCGCCATAATGAACTATCTGAAATGGTTCTGCGTTTACTAAAGGTATGCGAACCATTCGTGAAATTCTATCTGCTACACCATGTATAATTGGTGAAGCGTCATGTTGCAACCAAGTATTTCTACCTGACCTGCCGTCATGTTTTTGTCCTTTACCATCTTTACTCACAACTGTGGCATCTTCTAAATTCTGCCAAGAATATTTAAGTATCTCTTCGCACTCTTCTTGATTTAAGAAGTCGTGAACAATCGATACTACATTCTTATCATTGTGATAAATGTTTATCATATATTGTAAAGGTTTCTATATTGTTTTCTTAATTGAACTAAGTCTTCTACATGTTCTTCTGGACTAGATTGAAAGATTTGAAATGTATTCAGACCTTCTACACCAACAATTGCAGTAATACTCGGCACAGGGTTACCTGTTAGTTCTTCGACCATAACTGCATACGCTGTCATCTGAATATACCACTGTTTCGCCATGTATTCTTCTTTTGGTTTAGATGATGATTTAAAATCTATTATGTTTAACTCATTATCAAGTAGACCAACACAATCAACACGACCAGCCATTTGTAATTGATTAGAATATAATGGAGCTTCAAGAGCAATAGGTATGATTTCATCAAGAACAGGTTGAACAGCCTTAAACATTCCTTCTTGTAATACATTATCAAACTCAATGTATTCTTTTTCCTTTCGTAGGTAGTCTTCAATATATTGGTGAAATGAGGTGCCTCGTTTTGTTGCTTGTTTGGTTATTTTGTTTGCCGTTTTTTCGCCTACTCTTTTTCTCCATAACTTGATTTGTTTTTTACTATGTAAACCTGTTACCGTGGTAACACTAGGATATCTTACTGAGTCTTCTTCACCTTCAGCAGTGTAATATCTTTTACCATCTACTGTTATTGTTTTTAGATTTATATGTTCTAATTCATGCAACTCTAGAGTATTCGTTTTAATCATTTCTTCTCCCTTGCCTGTATAGCGGCGTGTTTCTTAACAATCTCTCTTGTCTTAATATCTTTACCAGACGCTTTATGTAAATGAGAACCTTTATGATTCTCACCAATCTTCGCTAAGACTTCTTTAAATCCTGCATCTGTTTTTACTCTGTCGCCATGACCACCTACGATATTAGGTGCAGATACTTGTTGAGTGAGGTGGGGATTGTTTTCTTTGAACTCATCTAAGTCTTTATAAGACATGAAATGTTCTTCTGATTCACCTGTATCATTATTTAAAAATTCATATGTTGGCATTATCATTCTCAATTAGATTGTCTTCAACAATCTCTCTCACTGTTTTTTCTTTATACCAAAGACCACTGTAAACAGTTGTATCACCATTGGACCATTCTACAATATATCTTTTATATCCGAAAGGCCTTTCTGAAAAGATTCTTACATCTCCATAGTTCTTTACTAATACTCTCATAACATGAATTGTGGGACATCACGATTAGTCCACTTTGCAAAATCTCTCTTATATTGCTTATAGTATTTATGATACGCATCGATACTACTTTCTGACTTGACATCATCTGGCATTGCCTGTGGTGGTTCTCGCCAATCACCTAACTCTAAGTTTCTTGGAATCTCATCTAGTATAACTCTTAGTTTAGTATCTGTCATATGAACCTTGCCATATCTAAATGTATATTCATCACATAATGCAACAAACATATCATACATGTATTGATATTGAACAGCAGATTCACGAACCCATACAGCACTAGGATGATTTATATGTGATGCCTTGTATAAGACTTTTTCCATATTTGGGTTTGGATGTTCCCACCTTTGAATTCTGCGACCACCTAAGTTTTGTGATACATAAGGTCTACCATCTAACATTCTATGTGCAGTAGATAACATCTGAGCATACTCGATAATCATCTTAACTACATGTTTGTCGCAATGTAGTTGTGCAGATATTTCTGGTTTCTTGTGTAAGTAAAATATATTCATAATAAAAAAATCTCCTCTAGTGTCTTCTCTACATTAACCCATGAGAGATGACCAATAACATCTTGTGTTATAGGAGTATGGTAAGTGATTTCTCCTGATTTGTCAATAGAGTAATCGTAAACTGCAAGTTCCCAAAGTCCACTCTTACCACCATAACTATAATCAGTTTTAATTACTGATGCTCCATAGTTATTTGGAAACTTATAAAGATGTTGAACGCCTTTATCATAGTAATTAGTATTAGTTAAATATTCTCTGAATTTATTTTTCATGATGAACTCCAGTGTTCATCTTTCTATCAAACTCCAAATTGCCATCACGGTTCCATTCCGCTTTCATTTTTAGTAATTTGATTTGTTCTTCAATCTTTTTATCTTTTACCATTTTTCTTTTCCTGCGTGAGCGCCCTTTTCATAATCCATATATCTACTTTGTGTATCGAAGTTGGTTGGATTTCTTCCGACTCCTACATATGTAAATTTAGAATAAAGAGTTGATGGATTAACATGTTCAAATTCTGTTTCACATTCACAATTATGTTCTACACTATACTTACCAATATCTAAATTGGTACCATAGATAAGTTCACCATTGTCCATTTTCATATAAAGTAATTCTGATATGCTACCCATTATCTTTTATCTCTCTCAACCAATCTCTATAAGATACTGGTTTATTTGTTGTATTCAAATACTTTTGATATTGTTCTTTGTTCTCTTTTGATTCGGTCATAGTCTTAACCCATCCATCAGATGAGTTTTGCCATTCTTTACTATTTGTAAAAGATATGTTCATTAATAACTACAGTTTCATTTAATGAATCTGCCCAATATGGATTTACATAAACATTATGATAGTGTGTTGCACCCTCTGTAATGTCTCCATAAAAACCATCCATGACATCTCTTGCAACTATCAAAGATAACATCCATGTTTTAGTATCTAAAGGTTCATCTGATTTGCCATCGCAGAACCAACTGAACTGACATTTGTTTCTAATGGGCATCATGTTACCTGCCCAATTCTCTTTCCACTTTGCATCATACACTACGCCACAAACATCACCTGGATAAGAATGGTGTTCTAATCTGTTTAGCACAACTTGTGCTACTGCAATTTTACCTGCGAGTGGTTGATTACCTGCCTCGAAGTATATGTTTTGTGCAAGGCAATATTCATCACCGTTTGGGTCGCTTGCCATTACTTTAGAAGGCAATAACAAAAGAACTCCTAAAAAGAATCCAAATGCCATGCCTGTAAGAAACGCTTTAAATTTATCGTTCATTTTACCATCCTGATGTCCAGTGTGCATATTCTTCTTTACAATTAAACTCACCACAAATACACTGGCCTGGTTGCAGTTCGTTTTCTCCAGTATCAAACTCACTTGGATGTTTGACACCATACTTTTCTAGATTGTAAACTTCTTCTTCTGAAAGTTTACCACCGCTAGCATCAGCTAAAATCTTGTGGTGTGCTTGTAATAATTCTCCACTCATAAGAAAAACTCCTCGTCCTTTGGGACATCATGTAGTTTAGCAAATACTAAACTATCGTTTGTTTCTTTAAAAATCTTTAACGCCAAGTCAGCGGCACAAGCATCATCAAACGATTTGCCACCTACATTCCACTCAATAGTTTCATAGTCGTCATTAAAGTTTCTACCATAACGCCAATCATAAAGAGAGAATGAACCATAAAGTGAATCACCCTCATCATCATTGACTTGATAATCTATAACATGTTCAGTTGTGATTTTATCACCCTTACCTTCAAAGGCAGGTTTACCAAACATATTTTCTAAGTCAGCCGCAGAGGCAAATATTGAACCTCTCTTCGACCCACCAGCAGTTCCACTGTCGCATGGAATAAATTGTATTGTTTGCATATTGTCTCCTATCTTAAATAATCTGGACCATAAATTCTCATACTGTTTGGGTTGATGTCGTAACCATCAAACAGATTACCTCTTGCCTTGTTTAAAGCAGGAGCTCTCCAACCTGCAGCTTTGAGAATATCGCCCTCTTTGAAATTTGAATTTGATTTGTTAATAAAACCCCAAACAGAAGTGTTGAGGCCATCTCTATCATTACTGATAATCTTGATATATTTTTGACCAACTTTGTAAGTAAAGTGAGTTTTATCTCTAGAATGTTTCCATCTAGTGTGCATTGCATGTGTAAGTTTTTTACATAACTCATCACATAATTGTGATAGTTCTTGTTCTGTATTAACTTCGTTTACTAGTTCTGATAATTTCATATTTTCTCCTTTACCCATGTGGACCTGGCATGTTGACTGCATTGTCAAACATTTGGTCCATTAAAACATCTTTTGCATAATCAACAATATCACCATCACCTACATAGGCGGCGACTTTCTTTAGATTTGCATTAGATAATCGATTCATAACTTGAAGTTTGTTCAAGTCGGCAACATCTGATATTATGTTATCAGCGATTATATCATTAGAAAAATGACTCATATCTTGTCTCCTTTTTTATTTTTATTTCTCATCATGTCCATCCTACTAAAAAAGCGACCCTATTGTCAACCCTTTTGTTCAAGATATCCTATCAATGCTTTCTTTTCTAGTTCAGTTAAACTACTAGTATCCTTAAATCTAGACCATGGTGTTCCTGTGGTAACCATTTTATTTCCTGCGGTTACAGCGGCGTTCCATAATGCATCATCTTTAGGATATAACTTGTTATTTTCACATAATGTGATTATTTCTCTGCCCATGGATACTATCTTTGCGACAGCTGGGCTATCTCCGTAATAAGAGAATTGCTTATATTTTTGCACTTTTAATACTCCTTATATTAAACTAGACACTAGTTTAACAAAAAGTTAAAGTCATAGTAAAGTGGTTTTATACAATATTTTTTTGAATGTCGTCCAGTTCTTTTAGTTTCTTAGTAAGAATATCTAATCTGTTTGGCCAGTAGATATAATCTTTATCAGAATCTTTTGCAAGATTCTCTAAAAGAGGACGGATAAAGTTATCAAGTTTTTCAATAACTGCTTTTGCTGTTGTGGTTGTTTCTACAATCTTGGTATCTACAGACGCTAACTCATCGGCGTCCATAGCAGTAAAACCAAAATCATTATATTCGACTTCTGCCATTAGTCTTCCCTCGGTAAATTGTCCCAACGATAGAACTGTTTAGTTAAGTGGCACCAATACCATCCACGATACTTCTGTTTATCCTGAGGCATCTTGGATTCGTTGTATTTGCTTTTATCTATTCTAATAGTAAACATAGTGTAATTATTTATGCAACTTGCACACCAGGTGTCTAGGATATTCGTCAGAATCTAAGACCACAGTAGCGTTATAACTTCCCCAGGCGAGCGTATCTTCTTTTACAGTGAACCATTGTGCATCTTCATCATGATTGAAGTCTGTTGATTTGGGATTCTGATTTATTTTTCTCCAACTCAATTCACTCTGACCTACTAATTCAAAATCTGCATAGTCTAACATTGGTTCTAATGACAATATAAAATCATCTAGATATTCAGATTTATAAACTGAGATAGATGTGTATGGTTGATTTTCTAAGTATCTCGTACCTAGAATTGTGGATAACTCTGGACTTAAATCTACACGAGTTTGATTCTTGAAGACTCCATCGTTGGACATCTTCATGTGTGAAGATACAGTAACCTTAGAAGTAACCGCCGTCTTTGTTATTATCGGTATCGGCATCTTCGTTTTCCTCTGTTGTTGCAGAAACAAATTCACCACTCTCTTGTAGATTAGTAATGTATGCTTCTACTTCTGCCATAAACTTCTCAACCATTTTTGCTTTGGTTAATGATGTAGGAATATCGAAGTCTAAAACACCTGCGTGTTCAGCGATTGCACTCTTTGTCATTTTCTTTAATTCAGATTCAGTAGGAATAGTAACCTCATCATACTCTTCTTCTTCTGGATAATCTTCAATCATCTTAACAGTTTGTCTAGACAATACAAATCCATCATCTGGTCCACCATCTTCTGTAGGTGTATCGATAACTCTCTTCGAAGCTTCTATATCATCTGACTCATCATATTCGGTATCACTTGGTAATTGACTATTACTAATAACTGGTGCTGAATCAGCTTGTTGGGATACTCGTTCTACTTCTGCATTGAAGTCTTCTGTGCCCATTGCATCTGATGGAACATCTTCTCTTAACTTTAATTCAAGTTGTGTTTCTTTATCCCATTGTCCAAAAGTTTTAGTAGTTTCAGATTGTGGTACACTAGTAGCAACTTCTGATGTTGGTGAACCATTTGCATCAAAACCTTCTTCTTCAATATTTTGAATCATTTCATTTGCTTCTGCCATCTGTTCATCACTTACAGAAGGTTCATGAGTTAAAGGTTCATCCCAACTTTCCATAGGGTCGGGTGCTGGATTCATTGCCCTTGCCATTTGAAATGCACGAGATGGTTGAGTAGTCACATTATCTTTCTCTACTTGAATCATGTTATCTACTTGTGTTTGTTCTTCAGCGGTAAGTTCATCTGCAACTTGTCCATCTTTAAGACCAACAACACCATCTTGATTTAAGTCCATTGAGATACCATGTGATGCAAGAACAGCTTCCATTTGTGCAAGTCTGTCTTCTACTGTTTTTCTTCTTTGTCTTTCTGCATCTCTACTATCGACTAATGCCTGTTTTGCAGCTTCTTCAGCTGCAACCTTTTCTGCCATTTCTGTTTCTGCAAGTTCATTAAGTCTGCGTTGTGCATGTTCTAATTGTGTTCTATAATCAATACTTGCTTTGTTTACATCATCTCTTAATAGAATAAGAGCATCTAAATCACCTGCTTTTATTTTGCCACCAGCGAGTTGTTGATTCAACATCACTTCAATGACTTGTAATGAATTAGGGGTAAGTTGTGCTTTGTATTCGTTTACTCTTTTACGAATTTTATCGGACTCTGAAAGTTCCGGTGTCACCTGTTCTTGTGAGAATCTTGTTTCTTCTGCCATAATTAAATTAACTCCATGGAGTCCGACTCATCTAGAAGTATGTATATCGAGAGTAAACATACTCTCCTAATCTATATCTATAGACTCTGCGGACAATAATATTTATCTAAAATTGAACATCAGGAAAGGCTTTTTCTGCTATTTCCTTTGTGATGTTTTTAAAAGGCCAAACCTTATCTTTGACCAAATCAATCATCTCAGCTTCTTTTGCTGGGATGCTTTCTAACAGTTCAATCCACATAGTTTCTCTACGAGCCTTAGGGATTTCTTCTGTCACAAAATATTTAAACTTTCTAAATTCAAACCTTAATGCACTTTCAGACAAATCACTTGCCGGTGCATCATTTGATTTATATGGTGTTTTACCATCTGGTAATTTAGAAGTTATTCTATCACTAAATGCCCACATCAATACTTTCTCAACAGCGCCATTAGTTTGAGAGAATGACATAAGGCCATTGACGGCATTATCTTCATTTTCTTCTGCAACTAAATCTGCTTGGCAAAGTATCTCATAGACATCTGCATTTTTTGGAAGTCTTACTCTTTCTGTAATTAGTTCCATTTTTGGTTTATTTGGGGCGCCTTTAGGACGACCTCTTCCTCTTTTTTCTGTCATAACGAAAAATCTCCAATGTTATCCATTAATTGATTCAATCTCTGAGTGCGTAAATAATCAAAGACTTTACCTTTGACTGGTTCGACATTTGAATATTCACTAAGAATTGCATCTTCTATTCTATCAGGAATCATTTCAAAATCAATTAATGTTTGATTTCTTAAATAGTTTCTATAGTATTTATCATCGTTTTCAATACTAATCCTGAGGTATTTTTCAAGAATAGGTTTACGCAACGGTGTCTGTCTGATGCCTGCATCTAAACAATCATCGTTAGATAATATATTTGGTATGCCATCTGACTTGTCTCCTTTAAGTATATGTTCTTTTAAAAACATATCTGCATCTGGACAATCAATCATTTTATTTAGATTGGGAGACCACTGTCTTACATTATCATATTTTTGCAACTGTTGAAAGTCTTTATCACCAGATACAATTAAAATATCTTCTTGTGTTTGAAACTTCTTAACGAGTATGGCAATTATATCATCTGCCTCACACTCTTGCACATACAAATACTTATATGGAAAGTTATCTCTAATTTCTTCTTTAACTTTTTGTAAAGTATCAAAGATTAATTTCCAATCTCTATCATCTGCTTCTCTTGACTTCTTACGATTCGCCTTATATAAAGGAAAGAAATCTTTACGCCAAGAATTAGAAGCATCAGTGCAAAGAACTATCTGACCATAATCTGGTCCATATCTTTTCTGATAATTTCTGATTGAGTTTAGAATCATATGTCTAAGCATAGATTCGTTTATTTCTCCATCATTGCTTTTAAGTTGGGCCATAAGACCTGCAATAATAGTTTGTGTAAAATCAATTAAAATCATGTAACCATGGTATCATATAATGTAAGGTATTGTCTAGTGGTTTATTCACCAACTATACTTACATTGCCAGCGACACTGACACGAACACAATCTTTCTGATAATGTGCGTAAACAGTGTGTCTTAACCAAGAAGGAAATATTATAATATCTCTTCTCTTCGGAATAAATTGATATGTATTCCAATTCATCCAATTAGGTTCGCCGTATTGTAATTCTATTAGGCCTGCGAGTTTTCTATTATCACCCCAATTGCCTCCACCTGTATCTTTATCATCATGTGGTTTGTCATATTCATTATCTTGTAATTCTTCCATACTATATTTCTGTAAATCGTTTCTGCAATAAATCACAAAAGAAAAATGACCAGTGTGCATATGTGGTGGATTATATTCTCTTGGTTCTTGTATGTTAGACCATATAGCATCTAATTGCATAAGAGGTGTTCTTTCTAGACCACCACCCACATTTAGATTACCTCTTGCGTGTTCATTGAATCTCATACAATGTTTAATTATATGGTGTTCTAATTTATCTGAGATAAGTGTTTCTAAAGAAGTTTGTTTTCTTATTCTTCCTGCAAGAAGACCACTCGCATCGAATTCTATTTTGCCACCATGTTCTTCAATTAGATTATCTAGTTCTTCAACAAATTCTGGTAACACCTTATCAACATAAACAGGTGGACCAAAAGGAAAGAATACTGGTTGTTCTACTGAAAATATTGGGTCATCTACTTCTGCCATTCTTTTTTCTCCCATACAGTACCCTCTCGCCAATCTGTATTGCCATGCAGTTCAATAAAATATTCTGCATCGACTACGACTAAAGGTTTCTTGTGATTCTTTTTTATTACGACTAATGGTTCATGTTTGCCACAGTTTGCCTCTGATTGTTCATAGGCTGCCCATACATTTACCTTCTCTTGATTTTTACATTCGACTGAATAAGGAAAGAGTTCTCTTGATTGAACTCCCATAATAACATCTTCACCAGATGAACCCATAGGTCTGGATTCTAAATCATCTGGATTAAGTTGTAGATGTTCTACTAGTTTTGATACGACCCACTTCTGTAGGTTTCTTCCTTTAGCCTTTGCTGATGATGTTTTCATTAAACTGCACACTCACTCCACATCCACAGGATGTTTCTTCATTTGGATTTCTGAATTTAAAAAATTCATTGATACCCTCTTTAATATAATCTAATGTCATACCCTTTAGATAGGGTTGACTCATTTCATCTACGAGAAGATTAAATTTACCATAGTCTAAGACTTCATCTCCGTCTTTGATATTATCTTCTGCAAATATATATTCATAACCTGCACACCCACCACCTGTAATGCCTAGTCTTACATTCGCTACATTTCTTTCTATCAGTTTTGAAATTGCTATATCGGTTACTTCTATCATACTATTATTTAGTATTTTCAGGTAGGTACTTTGTCTTATCTCTTATACAATCGTAAGGGATTGCAAACTCTTGGTCTTCTGGAACATACAGATGATTAATCATAGAACGATTACATGTATCAATTGCATCGAATATATTTTCAACGATTGACTCACCACCTAAATTAAATGATGTGTTGAATATAATCGGCACACCTGTTCTCTCGTAAAACCCTTTAATTAAATTATAATAATTTTTATTCTGTTCTTCTGTTACCGTTTGTATTCGGCATGTATTGTCTGCATGAACTAATGCAGGTATCTCTTTATGTGCTTTTGGTTTACACTGTATCGCAAAAGACATCCAAGGTGATTCTGGTAATTGCAACATCTCGAAATAATCATTTGCATGTTCTAACATTACAGTGCAAGCGAAAGGTCTATATGACTCTCTCTTCTTCACTGTATTGACTATTGTTTTGGCTGCTGGGTTTCTAGGGTCAAACATAATAGAACGATTCCCTAATGCTCTTGGTCCCCATTCGGAATGATTTTGAAAAATCGCACAGATTTGTTCGTTGTCGATTATCTCATCTAGAGTATCATCTAGACTTCTATGTATCTGAGTTAATAACATTTAAGTCCCTCCAGTAATCTACGGCAGCCCCCACAGCAGTTCCACCATCGTGTGGTATTGGGTCAACAAAAAACTGATGTTCAGGAAATGCTTCCAGATATTTGTAATTGTTGGTGCAGTTCAATGAATAACCTCCAGAGAGAACAATGTTCTTACAGTCTGGAACTAAATCGATTGCTTTCTGTATCACTGTCTTTGCGTGTTCTAATGAATCGTGTTCTAGAAAATTAGCAGTCGTATGTTTTGACCAAACATTCTTTACAGGTTTGCCGTATGATGCCATACCCATAACCTTACCTGCAGCTCTGCCATGTTCATCACACCCTAAGGCATAAGACATATTACTAAAGTTCATACCCATACTAGGCATACATGTGAACACTGACTCTACACCATTAATGATATGTGTTTCATCTTCATAACAAACACATGAGTCCTCTCCCCAATTCTCAAAGAGTCGCATTGATAAGTCATTCACGAATCGATGATTAGAATATCTTTTGTATAATGGTTTAACTTCCTCATTCTTATAATGATAGATACATTCTATTTCTTGATAGTTAGGCCAATCGATAAAGTGCGATTGAAAACCTCCACCGTCCCATGTAATGACTATACACTCATCGTAAGGTGCTAAGTAAGAACCACAGACTGCATGAAAGTAATGATGTTCTTGTTTGAAATCGTATTGTTCGACATTGACTTGTTTTGCAAGTGCTTCGTTAATTAAATCGTCTTCACCTTTCCATTTAGATGTTGCCATTGAGTCGTGTTTTTTAAATTCGATAATCTCATTTGGATACTTGTCTTTGATTTCTTCAAGTCGTTGCATACTTAATTGTGCCGCTGAGAACTCGCCAATTAGTTTCTCCTGCAATATTCTATCTGAATAGACTCGTTTATTGACCTCGACACGCATCTCTCTCCTATCGAAACTGGCGAGAGCTAAATGTGTAGGGTTGTGGAGTTGTTTGTGGTCAATGCATAACAAACCAAAGTTATCGTAAGGATGGTCTTCGACTGGACTCCAGTATTTGCTTCTGCGACTGCGTTCTTCTTCGAACACATCGATTAATACACCGTCTTCAAGAACTGCAACTGATGTATCGTGGGAAGTATTGATGCCGAGAATAATCTCTTTGTCTT